CCTTGGGCTTGTGGCTTTGATTACTCCACCACATGCCCTTGTCGTCCCATGCACCAGCCTTCTCGTTGATGAGATACATAGGGTGCTTAGCGGTGGGGTCACAGGTTAGGATAGCAATCTTGCTACCACTAGCCCATGACTCAACCATAATCCATACATTATCATCATCTAGTGCAGACACACCACCAATTCTAGGTAGCGTATCCTCAGCGAAGACTCGCGTATCACTACGCTTGTCGGACTTGCCGATACTTATATCAAGCACACCATTGTGTGCTAGGTAAGTACGCTCATCACCACCAACCATGAATGGGTGACAGTTCTGTTCGTTCTTAACACCATGCGTGGCGTATCGTGCGTGCCACATGGCGTAGCCACTAGGATATTGCTTACGCAATTCCAAGAAGCGAGCGATAGATTTTTTAGCAGACATGCTACGCTCGGAGATTATCCTGTCGCCAGCATGAATAGCAAACCCAAATCCATGTGGATTAGCACATGAACCTGCGGTTAAGTCCGACTTACTGGGTGTAGAGTCGGGCTCACATACTACAAGTAAGCACATAGTATCATCTCCTTACGCGTCAGCCTTAACAGGCTTGTTAATATCTACTGATTGTATCTTGTCCAGCCTAGAGTATAGGTCGGGGTAGAGTCCATTGTTGGACGCTACATAGTCAGCGAACCACGCCCAAGATAACGCGCCAAGTTTGACATCATCTAGTCGTAGTTCCCTAGTGTATTCTACCATAGCCTGTGTTAAGTCTAGGGCACTTAGCACACCGCTTGTATTCATTGTGCCTCTAAAGAAGCGCAATTCTATTGTGTCTTTGTTCTGCGTATTGACCGCAGAGTAGCGTTCGCTACTGTGTCTGTCGGGATTACCGACTTTGTGCTTGAGTGAGAATATAGGTCTGTCATATTCATCAAAGGTATAGACATCATTGAACCTTGCGAACCTAGACTTACGACCCGCAAACTTCATCATGGTTGGTGCATTGTGATAGACTAGGGCTATGAAGCGGTGCAAGTGTGCGCCACTACTAAATCCCTTGCGACTAATATGGATATGTAATCCGCATGAGTCAGTATCCCATGACCTACCCTCATAGAAGGTGCGTAACTTCTCTATGGTATTCCATAGTATAGCACTATTCTCGCGGTAAGTCAAGTGTGTATGTGGGTGCGTCACTATCTCGAACCCATTACTGAGTGAGCCGTCATGCTTGAGATATGCTAAGCCTTCTAACGCGGTTGAAGCGTAGGCACTAGCAGACTCAATGTTGCGACTATACTCTGTCTCTAACTCGAAGCCTAGATATAAACCATGCTTGTCATTACCCTTGAATATAGGGCTAGGCTTGCATGAGTAATCATGTATGCCACTATTAGAGCGACTCGAACGACAGCAATTAGAACCACTAGGGTTATCACTCTCGTTCTCGCATGAACTATCGTTACTGTGATAGTCGTCACAATCATCACAGTACCAGTTGTTATCCTCATTACAGGACTCACAATAGGTAGAGCCTTCGACATTGTAGTAACTGTAACTATTAGAGTAATTCTCTGAGCATGACTCGCAATAGAACGAGTCATCAGTATAGCATGAGTCACACCACCATTCTTGAACACCGCTTATGAAGTACGAGTCATCTTGTGCCATGCCTTCGCTACAATGCTCACATATTCTACCACAATCGGTGCAATAATTGTAATCACCAGCCGTGATAGCGTCATCAGAGTCTATCGTATCGGAACAGCCGTCACACTCTCGCACACAATCGGTGCAATAAGTGTTGTTATTGTGTGTGAGTTCATCACCCTCTACAATATCAACTGTGCATGAGTAGCAACTCATAGTCTCAATCTCATCTCCCATATCTCTCACCCCCTCTCGTTGGTGTAGTAGGTATAGTATAGCATGGCGTTAAGCCTTTGTCAATTCTCTAGTGTTGTCAATAATTGCGTCTGCAATCTTTGAGCGCAAATCCTGTACCTCTACCAATAGGTGAGAGAAGTCGTTACGCTTATGGGTATCCTCTTGCACTCTAAGTGCCATTCGGATTACCTCGACCTCACGATTAGTAAGGTCTAGCAATAGGTTATCGTGCGTCATAGTAACCCTTGTATCGTCTGAGTCTGCGTTCTAACACATAGACTCTACGAAAGGCTATCACTAGCATAGTGTTAGCAAGTGCTAACGCTATCACTACAGCGATTAGGTCGCTTGTAGATAGTGTCATGTCTATCCTCTCACTCTTTCCATTCTATAGGTTGGGGTTCGCTGTAAGTGATACCGCCGTCAGCGTGTAAAGTTACTGTGTAGGTAATCATCTCCATTTACTTGCCCTCTCTATAGTTTGATAGGCATAGCCTACCATGCCTTGACCCTGTTGTCAAGTCGTGCCACGCTAGGTGTCGAACCTAGTCACCCCCGCGTTCGGGCGTGGCGTAATCTTACTTAGTCGGCTCTAGGTGTATGCTAGGCAGACTAGCGATAAACTCGCTCTGTCGTTCTGCTAGTAACAAGGTACGCGCAAGGCGTTCTTGTTCTTGGTCGCTAAGAGTAGCCAACACGCGCTCAACCTTAGGTCGGTTGGTCGTGACAGCGTGGCGTGTGCGTGTGCGCTTAATGCGTACAGCCTTGCCCCGCGCTGTGTCGGTAAGTCGTGCGCCTATAGTGCCTAAGCGTCTATCGGACGCTTGAACCTTGTGTGGCGTGACTACGATACTACCCTTAGCCCCGTATGGGCTATAGGTCATGCTCATATCCTCTCTCTATTAGGCGAGATTACCTAAGAATAAATAGGGGTTGTGATACCCTAGGGCGACCCTATGCTACTAAGTAACTAATCAAGCCCTACTTATTCTTAGATAATCTCTCTATTAAGTTATGTCCTAAGACTAGCACTATCGCCTAGCCCCTGTCAAGTACCCAAGTCTTAGGGCGTGTCGTGCTTTATTCACTTACAGGGCAGACACTACACCCACACCCCCACGCCTGTCAAGAGGACAATTCGGACATATTGGACATTGTGACGCATATCACATTCTCCCCTAGTAATACGGACATAAGAGACAATTCGGACATGCCCCCATTCTAGCATGTTACTAGCCAGTAACCTAATCATGGGAGAGTCTAGACATAACGGGCAATACGGACATTCGATAGTGGGTGGGCAGACAGTTACCCTCACAATGTCCAAGTCTAACGCTAATGTTTATGGTTAGACATTCCATGCCCTAGTGTCTAGGCACTTATCTCCCCTCAATCGTGTCGCTATAAGGATTTATCTTTATGTAGATTTATCTACAATTCAGGTTTGACCCTAGAGGTTGTTGTGCGCTCGCGCCGTATATATTATGTCTCACCCCAAAATTTTCTGTTATATAGTAATATACCCCCCTAATAGTAGGTTATTATATACTTTATAGAAATATATGAGGTCAGTGTGTTCGGTTTTACGATTTGAACAGGTTATCTATAGTATATAAACAATATATACGGAGCCTGCTCCGCTAAGGCTACGCAGTCTCCTATAGTGTAATAATATTATATATATTGGGTGAGTTCTGTCTATTAAGACTGACCGTTAGATTACTTATTAGGGGACTAAATTGGCAAGCAAAAACCTATCTAAAGAAGATTCTCAGAAGATGGTCTTAGCCCTGCTTGGCCAGGGCCAGACTATTAAGATGGCTATGGAGCAGGTTAACCGCTCTGAGGCGGCTTATCGCCAATGGACCTTTACTGACCCTGATTTTAAAGCCGAGGCCGAAAAGGCTCGCCTTGAGGGCGCAGGCGTTAAAGGTAACCTTGAGGATTTAAAAGAGATATCCTTCACCGAGTTCTCTGAGACCTACCTTGAGAGCAAGTTGTTTAAGCATCACCTTGACTGGGTAGACTTAATTGAGGGTAAGGAGCCACGATGGATTCATCCGTCGATGAACTACGAGCCTGGTGCTGCCAATCGTGTTTTAATCAACGTACCTCCAGAGCATGCCAAATCGACGGTGCTTACTACGAACTATGTAGTTTACAAGATTGTAACAAATCCCAACGCTAGAGTAATCATTGTCTCTAAAACTCAAGGTATGGCCCGCAAGTTCCTTGGGGCTATTAAGACAAGGCTCTCCCACCCAGCCTTTACTAAAATGCAAGTGGCCTTTGGCCCAAATGGTGGCTTCAAGGCAGATTCCACAACCTGGTCTGCTGATATGATTTACCTAGGTACGGGCCGTGACTCAGGCGAGAAGGACCCAACCGTACAGGCCTTAGGATTTGGCTCACAAATCTACGGCGCACGCGCTGACCTGATTATCCTAGATGACGTGGTAATGAACTCAAATGCCCACGAATGGGAGAAGCAAATCGAATGGCTTCAAAAAGAAGTTATTACCCGCTTGGGGCGGCACGGGAAACTCGTTATCGTTGGGACCCGCGTCGCGCCCATTGACCTGTATAAAATGATTCGAGATGGTGGACAATGGACGGGTGGCAAATCCCCCTTCACTTACTTCTCACAACCAGCAGTTTTAGAATTTGATGAGAAGCCTGAGAGTTGGAAAACCCTCTGGCCATCAACGGACAAACAAGAGGGCGACATAGATGAAATTGGAAAAGATGGCTTGTACCCCAAGTGGGACGGACCCTCTTTATTTACGCGCCGCTCTGAGGTATCTCCTTCGGTCTGGGCTATGGTCTACCAACAAGAAGATGTACAAGAAGACTCGATATTCTCGCCTACGTGCGTGGCTGGCTCGGTCAACGGAATGCGAAAGAGAGGCCCGCTAAAGGCGGGTACACCAGGACATCCGAAAAATACTGACAGCCTTTATACTGTTATTGGTCTTGACCCCGCTATGGCTGGCGCTACTGGTGCTGTGGTTGTTTCATATAATCGCAGTGACGGAAGAATATATATCTTAGATTGCGTCAATATGGTTGAGCCTACACCAGCCAAAATTCAAAATCTTATTGAAGACTGGGTAGAACGATACAGGCCACAAGAGTTAAGAATTGAAATCAACGCCCATCAGAAGGCTTACGCCCTAGATGATGTCTTAAGAAACTATTTAGCCTCTCACGGTTGCCAACTAAACTCACACTTTACTGGTAAGAACAAGTGGGATGTATCCTTTGGTGTTGCCTCTATGGCAAGCCTGTTTGGCAATACCCGTGACGGGCGTTTCCAAGATAACAACTTAATAGAACTACCAAGCAATGAAGGCTCTGAGGGTTTAAAGACCCTAGTGCAAGAACTTATTACTTGGAAGCCTGACACCAAGAATCCAACTGACTGTGTTATGGCTTTGTGGTTTGCAGTTATTCGTGTACGCGAACTAATGCAACGCTCTTCAAAGGTAGGACAGTTTGCTCAGAACCGTTGGGCAACTCAAGCACAAATTAACCAACGCCAATCCATTAACTTGGATGAAGCATTCTCAGACCAATGGTCATCCCAATACAGTTAAGGATAATAAAATGGCTAAGTACTCTAATCGTACTGATGTAAAAATTAAATCTAAACTTATTGGTGGTAACACTGGCAAGGCAATGAAAATTGCTAATGAATATCTTGTTCCTAAGACTCCTGTAGATGCCGCTACATACTTAATACCATACGGCAAAGTTGGCCGTGGGGTCGGAGGCATTGTAAAAAAGGGTGCCAAGTATGTTACTAAAGCATTTAGAAACATTGGATAAAGTTTTAAAAATAACAAACCACAACAGACAAGGATAACATAATGTCATCAGGCATGAGAAACAATGTATACACAAAACCTTCTGGTAAGAAGGTAACCGTGCCATCGCGTATTGTTAATAGCAAGGCAACTAAAGCCTCTGAAACAACTCTTGGTAAAGCACAAGATACTGGTAGAGCACGTGGCCCACTTCGTGGTGTTGCTCGTCGCTCACGTTCAGGCATGGCAGAGATGACTGATGCACAAATAAAAGCAAAGTATCCTTCACAGAGTAATGCTAAATCTACTGGCAACAAAGCCAGGGCTCGCACTGCAGGCAAGGTTATATATAGTGAATTAATTCCTGCAAAAACTGTTCCAATTAAAGTTCGTAATACTGGTGGTCTTAGACTTGGCGGCCCAATGGGCGGCGGCGGAGCATTTGGAAAAATTAAATAATTTTTAAATTAACCGTTAGGATACCAACATGGCAGCACCACTAGTAGGCATAGCCGCTACTGCGGCAGCAAGACTAGCAGCAAAGAAACTTGCACAAACAACAGCAAAGAAAGCCGTTGTAAAAAAATTATCTCCTGCTGTTGAAAAATCTATTGCCGAAGCACGCAAAGCGCTTGGGTCAACTAAACCAGACCCTAAAGCCCTAGCACGTAGACTGACTCAAGATAAAGCCCGTGAAGCGGCTCGCATTAGAAAGCAAGGACGTAACACACGATGACATTAAGTATGGAACAAGTAGTAGCACGCGTTGAAGCGTTGCGCTACCGTAACCACGAACGTGATGCGCGTAACCTTGACGTACTTGCTGTACGTAAAGGAAAGATTGCTCAGGTCTATCCTAACTTCTTTCCAGAAGGCGTTGATGCAAACGTAGTAGCAAACTTTATTGACATTGTTGCTCGTGACTTATCTGAAGTTATGGCTCCGCTTCCAGCGGTTAACTGCTCTGCAGCCAATCAAGTATCTGATAGAGCCCGTACCTTTGCTGACAAACGTACTCGTATTGCCTCTAACTATTTCCAACACTCAGACCTAGCAGTACAGATGTATTCAGGTGCTGACTGGTATATCACTTATGGTTTCGTCCCGTTCATTATTGAACTAGACGATGAAGCAAAACTGCCACGTATTCGCATAGAAAATCCTATTGGGGCTTACCCAGAATTTGACCGCTATGGACGTTGTGTGGCATTTGCTAAACGATACTCTATGACACTTGGTGAACTAGTATCTCAGTTCCCAGAGTACGATAGAGAACTTCTTGGTTCAGATGGATACAAGCAAGACCTTAATGCAGTAATTGAAATGGTTCGTTACTACGATAAAGACCAATCTATAATCTATGTCCCACGTAGAGAGAACTTAGTTCTTTCTCAGGCAGCCAATCCACTTGGTAAGATGATGGTTGTTGTTGCACGCAAGCCATCTATCGATGGCGAGATGCGTGGCCAGTTTGATGATGTACTTGGTATCCAGTTATTGCGTAACCGATTTGCATTACTTGCAATGGAAGCAGCAGAAAAGTCAGTACAAGCACCTATCGTACTTCCACAGGATGTACAAGAATTACAACTTGGTGGCGATGCGGTTATTCGCACAGCCAATCCAGCAGGTGTACGTCGTGTAGAACTTACTCTTCCACAAGGTGCATTTACTGAACAAACAATTCTTAATCAAGAACTACGCGTTGGTACTCGTTATCCAGAGGGACGAACTGGAAACATTGACGCCTCCGTTGTTACTGGTCAAGGTGTACAAGCCCTTATGGGTGCATTTGACACACAGGTTAAATCTGCACAAGCAATCTTTGCAGCAACGCTTAGAGACATTATTCAAATTTGTTTTTGTGTAGATGAAATGATTTACTCAGAAGAAAAAACAATTCGTGGAGTAGATTCAGGTTCACCATATGAAATTACATACAAGCCAACTAAAGACATCAAGGGTGACTACTCTGCTGATGTTCGTTATGGTATGCTTGCTGGTCTTAACCCAGCACAAGGTCTTATCTTTATGCTTCAAGCACTTGGAGGAAAACTCATCAGCCGAGATATGGCTATGAGAGAACTACCATTTACAGTTAACGTTACACAAGAATTAGAAAAAATTGAAATTGAGGATATGCGCTCAGCGCTACTTGGTTCACTTACGGCATATACACAGGCAATTCCACAAATGGCTACTCAAGGCCAGGATGCCTCAGATGTTGTACGTAAGATTGCTGCTGTCATTAAGGCACGCCAAAAGGGACAGGCACTAGAGGATGCAATTGAAGCAACCTTTGCCGTTCAGCAGCAAACGGTTCCTCCTGTTGGGGCACCACAAGCGGTTGAGCAAGTGTCCCCTGCTCCTGCTGGTGTTCCAACAGGAGGTCCACTCCCACCAGAAATGCAAACGCAAGCGACACCTGAAAGTTTACAAAGTTTATTATCATCACTAAGTGGCGCAGGCCGTGGTACGGCAAGCGTTAGAACAATTAATAGACGTTAAGTGAAACGGTAGGGGACAATGACAACACTAGCAGCAATTCAGGGTAACGGTTGGAGCGTAATTGGTTGCGACTCTCGCTCATCTGATGACTCTGGTAGACCAATGCAAATGGTTACACATAAAATTGTTGAAAACAATGGTGTGTTAATTGCAGGCTCTGGTGCAGGTAGAGGTTCAAACATATTACAGTTTGGTTGGAAAGCCCCAAAGCCTACAACAAATCAAAATCTTGATGTGTTTATGACGCAAACATTTATCCCTCAAATGCGTAAAGTTTTTATTGATGCAGGATACGACATGAAAGAAGATGGCGATGCTGCTTCGCAAGATTCAGAATTTATTATCAGCATTCGTGGAGTTCTTTATCCTGTCTTTGAAGATTATAGTTGGGAGCGCGATATTCGCGGTATCTACTATTCTGGTAGCGGTGGGGATGTTGCTCTTGGTGCTATGGAAGCACTGGGTATTGATGATGTACAAACGCCAGAAGATGCAGAAAGATTAATTAAGAAAGCAATTGAAATTGCAAGTGAGTGGGACATTTTTACACAAGGTCCAATCATTACTAAAATACAATATTCTAAGTAGGAGATACTATGACAACTGCACCTGATAACAGAGGCGGCGCCAATGGCGGCCCACAGTACAATCCTGCAAATGTTTCTGCAACAGGTGGCAATGGACAAAGTGGAACCCAGGCACCAAAATATATGCCTGGCCTTGCTTATGGCCAAGGTCAAGTTAACATGGCAAATCAAGGTCAAGCACCATTGATGGGTAGCCCAACTGCTGCTGTAACTGATGCTGCACCAATGTCTATGCCACCACTTATTGGCCTTAATGCTGCAACACAATTTCCAGACCAACCAGTTACAGATGGCGCTGATGGTCCTAGTGCTGGCTCAGACTCTTCTTCATTGCGTCTTCCAGCAATGGCTGCACCTATGGCAGAAAATGCAATTCAAGTTGTTCAGGCTTTGTATATGATGGACCCAACTAACCAGGATTTACGTTTTGTGTTAGAAGGATTACAGAATGATGAGCGTCTATGAGTCCTCTTCCAGGTGTTAAAAAAGACGCTAATGGATTGCCTATTTTAGTTGGTGTTGGTGAGCGTATCTCCACACAGCAACAGCAAGACTATACTGATACAACAAAAGGTTTATCCTTAATAACTGGCCCACAGGGTTATGAAGCACGAAAAATGTTCCAAGAAAATCCAGAGGCTTCTGCTGGAATGATTACAAGTCTTGCTAGGTCTGGAGCAATTGCGGGTAATCCACTTATAACTACTCTTGCGCAGATTGATAAACAAACTCAAGACAAGCGTAAAGTTGATTCTATCATTGCAAGCAATAAAGTATCAACAGAAAATTTTAACAATACACTTCCTGGACAATTATGGACTGGATTAAAAGGTTTATCAAGAACCGTTGGCCTTGGCTTTGAGACAATTATACAAACACTCAATGCACCATTTCGTGTGTTAGTTGACGACTTTCAAAAAGTTAAAGAAGAGGGCGGTCTTTTTAAACGTACCGAAACAACTACATTTGATAGAGTTGCAGAAGCAATTAAAAAGACACCTGGTCAGGTTACCTTATTTCAGGCTATCAAGCAACAAGTTCAAGAAGGCAAGATTGATTTAGGTGCTGGATTTTTGGTTTCTGAAGAAATTGGCGCTGGCTTTGCTGCGCGTAAAGAACAACTTAAATACAACAAACAGTCTTTTAAGCAAAATGGTGTAACTTATTATCGACCATATTCTATTTTTGACCCAGCAGCATACGTTATAAGCGCTGGTCATCCAGAGTCTGGCATTGCTAGAGTTGTTGTTGCTCTTGGCGAAATTGGTGCATCTGTTAAACTTGACCCATTTCTTGCTTACTCTAAACTTGCAAAAGCAACTGCTGATGCCAAAAAAGTATCTGAGGCTGCAACTGGAGTAGGCGCTGCTCGCGCTGCCAAAAAGGCTTCTATACTAGAGTCTCAATTAAAACTTATTGAAAAACGAACAAGTGATGCCCTTATTGCAATGGGCGGTGCAACTACAGAAAAATCTAAAGCAATAAAATTAGAGACCTATCTTAAAAACTTTAGGGCTTACGCAAAACTTGAAGATGAATTTAATAATTTAAAAATTGATTACAAGGCTATCTCTACATTTATTTCTGGCGAGCGCGGTGCCCACATAATTGATGCTATTGCCAATGAAGATAATTGGTTACAAATACAAAAATTATCTAAGGGAAACCTTACAGCAGACCAAGCGATTGCATTAGCAAAGGCAAAAAATAGAGAAGAAGTACTTCGCGTTCTTGCCAACTACATTGCAGACGGAAACATTATCCAGCGCTCTTTAGAGTCTGGCACTAAAACAGGTCGAGCATTAAAGGGCATAGTAGAAAGTGCTGGCAAGAGTGCAGCAGGTCGTGCCATTTCAGATTCATTTGAAACAGTTCTACCTACGGCTGACCGTATTCGTGCTGGGGCTTTCTTGCGTGGAGCGGCTGCTCGAGGCGTTCAACGTCTTCCTTTGCATAATAGAATTTTAAAAATCTCAGATGAACTGCACATGTTCGGACGCAAATATGGCGCCTTACTCCCACAAAGTGGCGGAACATTAATTCATTTATCAAACAAAGACGCTCTCCTTGCTGCTGTAAACAACGTTGGCCGTTTTATGAAACTTGATAAAATAACTTTAGATAATTTATTAACAGAAATTGCTGTTGCACCTGACGCTTCTACTAGTGGAACAGCAGCAACATCAAAATTATTTAACGCAATCTTTGATAAGTACAAAGGGCAGTTTACTGGTGAGCAACTTGTAGCCTGGAAAGAGGCAACAAGAGTCTTTGAAACAGAAAGACTTAACATGTCTAAGTACTGGGCCCAGCAACATGCAACTGGCGCAGACCTTACCTTTTCTGTCATTGGCGGAGAAAAAATTAATCTCCACAGTGCGCACTTAGACTCAGAGTTACTGAACTCTTTTGTTTTCATACCTGACCCTAAGGCAATGCAGGACTTTATTAAGACATCACAAAAATGGGCTGGACTATCTGTTGGCAAAAATGCTGTAGCAATTGCAGATTTTACAAGCGACCTAAATAGTTTGTGGAAAAAAAGCGTCTTAGTTCGCCCAGCATATATTGTTAGAAACATTATAGAAGAACAAATACGTGTATTTGGTACAGGTCACTCATCTTTTCTAAATCACCCCCTTGCTGCGATGGCAATGTGGCTAGGTCGCCCAGAGGGTCCTACTTGGCGCAAAATTCTTAATCAATTTGACGCCGTTAAAAATGATGTCTATGGCAATACATTTAAAATGGCTTCTTCTAAAGAAGAATTTGCTTCAGCAGAAATTGCTGGTGATTTAAGCAACGATTATGTAGCCTTTATGTCTGACACCATTTCTGGCATGGGTGGCGATGGCGAGATGAGCAAGGTTCTTAAAACCATTGGTTACTCAGCAGAGGTTTTTGGACATCCAAACTGGTGGCAAGGTTTTGCAAACCAGGTTCGTATCCTACATAACTCTGAATTTGTTCGTGCAGTAATCAAAACTAAACCAGGCAATGAACTTGCTACCGTTAAATACTTCCTTACAGGCAAGGGTGCTCCAACTCTAGAACGTTTCTTAGTTAACAAGGCAGAAGAAACAAAGAAGTTCTTGAATACAGAAGAAGGTTTGTTACAATTCTTGTTTAAAGGCAAGAATGAAAAGGGCGATGAAGTATCAGTCTTAGCCCGAATTGAAGAACTTGCAGGTCGTGGCGTTGGCGCCCCCTTGCTTAAAGAATTACTACTAAAGGGTACAGTTGTTGTTGGAAAAACTACAGTTATCATACCTACTGGTAAAACAATTGCTGCTAGAACCCTTGAGATTGACAAAAAGACTAAGTTGCTTGGTAAAAAAGTAACTAAGCGTGTCAATGCCCGTGCTGACCTACATAAAGAATTTTCAAACACCCTGAAGTCAACCTTTTCTGATACTGGTAACTGGGATGGTATCTTGATGACAGTGCCTAGGCCAGTAATTGGTCGTAAGGGTATTGGCACGGGTGGATATATAGATGAGAAGGTTGCAGCATTTTTTGATATTGCTGTAAGATTTGAAAAAACTTCTACTATGGGACCAGAGTGGCGTCAATCATATTGGGATGCAATTCAAACTATGTCTTCTTCTTTGAACAGGAAGGCAATAGATGAGTTATTGGCTGCTGCTCCAAAGAGTCTAGGACCCCTAAGAAATCCTGTTACAGGCCGAGCAATTGGCAAGGAACACAAGGCCTGGGAATCTCTAAGATATGCATCAGGTGATGGTGTTCTTAATCTTGACGAGGTCCACGAGTATGCTGTTAAATATGCAAACAAATCGGTAACTGACCTGTTCTATAATGCCAGCAAAAGAAATCTTTTATGGCATCAGTTGCGTTTAATTGCACCTTTTGGCCAGGCATGGGAAGATACTGCTAAGGCATGGGGTAGGATTGCCCTTAATAATCCAAGTGAATTATACAAGGTTGGTAAAGTTGGAGACTGGCTCAGTGGTCCAGATTCATCAGCCCTATATGAACTAACCGATGCAAGAGATTACTATGACCCTAATCAAGGATTTTTCTTTGCAGACCCGCAATCAGGCGAGCGTCAGTTCTTTGTACCTTTTGCTACTACAACTTTAAATGTACTTCAAACTATTATTCCTGGTTCTTCACCATCTAGAACTAGCGGACCCTTTGCCTTTACGGCAAAACCACAGTCATTTAACTTTGCACTTGGTGCTGGAACCTTTTTGCCAGGATTTGGTATGGGTATTCTTTGGTCAGTTGCAGCATTAGATGCAATAAACAAGAACCCTTTAAAGATTCTTCCAGCAGAATGGGAAGAACAAGTATTTAAAGTGGCTTTCCCTTATGGAATACCAGATGTACGCAATGCTGGATTGCTAGATGTACCAGTTCTTTCCTCAAGTTGGGTAAGAACAATATCTGCAGTCTTTGGTGTAGAGTCATCTTTTGCTGCAGCATTTGCTCCAGTTATGGGATATCTCGCATCTAGTGGAGACTATAATATATTAGACCCAGATGACCAGAGCCGCCTTACAAGAGATAGCCATAACCTTGCACAATACTTTGTTATGTGGCGTGGTCTATTTGGCGCATTGACACCGATTCCTTTTGCAATGTCCCCTAAGGCTCTAGCAAAAAATGAGAACAGTGATACAGTATTAGCAACCACACTATGGACAAATTTTAAAAACATAGAAGCAGCAGCAGGTGGAGACAAGGCAAAGGCATATGCTGATTTCCTTGATACCTACGGTCCAGAACAAGTCTTTGCTTTAATCAAGTCTACGACTGGTTATGAACCAACAAACTTGCCAACGTATAATATGATTAAAGAAGACCCTTCGGTCATAGATAAGTATCCAGATGTTTATGGATATTTCTATCCTAATGGAGAATTATCTGCAGTACTATATCGCTACCAAAAGGAGCGAGGCGCAGTAGGTAACAGAAAGACCGCTAGAGAAGTATTGGATGAAGCGGTTAACATTCTTTATACAGCATCAAAGGATAGGTTGATGACTCGCTCTATCGGCGAGGGTTGGTCAGCCTCAGAATACTCAGATGCGTTGAGTTCTTTGACAGATTCCTACACCAAGTATGGCAGAAAAGCACCTGAATACGATACTGCGTGGAAAGAACGTGCTATTGCGCAAATTGAACTAGCAGCAGAAGATACTAACCTAGCAGATTCTGGTGCGTTAATTGCAGCAAAGGCATACATTCTAATGCGTCAAGATGCCATTACTGCCAGTGGAATGAAAACGTTAGACAACAAAGCCTCTGCACCCCAGCGTGCATGGCTTGCACAAGAAGCACTAAGATTGTTAAACAAATACCCTGACTTCCAAAAGATTTTTTATGGAGTCTTTAAGAAAGAATTAGAGGACTAAGCCATGGTACAAACAGGACAAGGTGCAGGAGCAGCAAAGGCTGGCGCTGGTACAGGTAAAATCCCACCAGCACCAAAGCCTAAAGGCAAAACAGCGGCAGAGATAGCAGCGGCTGAAAAGGCAGCGGCAGAGAAGGTTCCACAAGGTGGTGCTTCAACCGAGAAAAAAAGCATTAGTGGTATTCCACTTGGGACTAAGGTTGTAACAGGCAAGGTTGCAAATCAATACGTAGGCTCTTCATTGCAAATTGGTGCTCCAGTATTTGGAACAGTTCAATACACAGTGGAGTCACCATATATAGTTCCAGGAACATTAAGCAATTCACAGAAGGCTGACCTTCTTTATCAACTAGGTTTGATACCTAACCTATATGCAAAGGGCGATGCCCCTACAGCAGAATTTATTCAGCGTCAGGGTCTCAGTGTTACCTTTAGACCACAGGATACTGCGGCACTTGGAAAAATGATGGCCATCGCTGACCAGCAAGGCTTTACATATAATGATACACTCTTAAGGTTTATTGAAAATCCAGCACTTTCAAAACAGTATTTTGGTAAGGTGACGACATCCGCTAAGGCAGTTCCAACAACTAATCCAGATGCTCTTATTGCTGAAATGAATTCTAAATATTTGGATTTGTTTAATGCTCCAGAAGATAAGAAGGCCGCTAGTGCCTATGCCGCAGAAGTAAACAAGGCGGAGAAAGAAGCAGGGCTCAAGGGGTATCAATTCACTGCACAAGAAAAAGAAAATATCTTTGCTAAGTATGTCCAACGCGCAGCAGAAGCCCGCTATGCTAAGGTTAAATTAACTCCAGATACTGCAGATGATATCCTATTAGAAGAGGGTGCTCTTGGTAACGTTATACGTCAGTTGCGCGATGCGCATGCAGACAATGGATTACCAGTCTCCGACAGGGCTATCTATACCACGGCTCTTAAGGGAATACGTAGTGAGCAAGCATTGAGAAGTGCGTTAGATAATATTTCTATTCAAGCATCTACACAGTTCCCAGCATTTAAAGAAGAAATCCTAAAGGGCGTTTCTGTTAAAACACTCTTGAGTCCATATGTCTCATCATATGAAAAACTATATGGCACAGCACCTAAGATAACAGATTTCTATTCTGTTGCTGCTGGTAAGACAGCAATTCCCGTATCTGAATGGGAAAAGAGTCAGTGGTTGAATCCTAAGTTAAAGGAAACAAAATTCTATCGTGATACAGTAAATAATGATTTGCGTGCAATGGCTGAGGCGTTTGGAGTTAATGTATAATGGCAAAGTTAGATAGAGACAATGCATTCTATAACTACCAAGCACCACCTGCAGCACCTGTATTTGACGAGCAAAGAAAGATACAAGAAGCACGTGCTGCACAATTGGCATCATCGCCCGAATCATTGGCTGCTGCTGCAGCATCAAGGGCTAGTTGGGCAGCCGATGCTGACCCATATACAACTGCTCTTGTAGGTAATACTGGTAAGACTCAGGCACAACTAGATGCTGCTGAGGGTGCTACCAATACGGCAAAAATGATTAATGATTTGTATGGCCCTATTGGCATTACATCTACTGTAGACCCAAAGACTGGTAAGGTTATTACAAAGTCACCTGATGGAAAAATACTAGGTGACCCTAATCAAACACCTATTGGTGGTCCAAATCCAATAGTTCCAGTAGTGCCAAAAAAAGTAGATGAAATTAAAGAGAACCCCGCTTATGCGGCACTACTGGCTGCAATGTCTGCTTATGGCATAGAAGGACTTGCTGCAACTCTATTAAAGATACGCACAGATTATCCAGACATTACCTCCGAAGACCTCTTAAGTCTTTTACGTTTTGATACCAGATATAATGCTGGTTACTTAAAACGTTTTGCTGGCAATGCTAAACTTGCGGCTGCAGGCAAACCAACCCTTGATGAAAAAACATATTTTGCAAACGAAGCAGCCTATGCTAAAATCTTTAAAGCATATGGAGTAGATAGATTTGCCAACAGAGACCAGTACGCTACACTTATTGGAAATGAATTGGCACCAACAGAGGTAAGCAGTCGTGTTGGAATGGCATACGACAGAGTTTTAAATGCAGATTCCAACGTATCTCTAGCCCTTAGAAAGTATGCTAGCAGTCTTACAACTGGAGATTTGGTAGCAGCAATGCTTGACCCAGTCAATCAATTGCCAGAACTAGAGCGCAAGATTACTTCTGCTGAAATTGGTGGGCAGGCATTGAACCAGGGACTTCAGTTAAGTGACCAAAGTCGTATAACAGAACTAGTTAATGCCAAGGTTGACCGTGAGGCAGCAATGGTTGGATACAAAAACATAGCAACCGTTCTTCCAGAAGCAACAAAGTTTGGAAACATTTACAGTGAAACTGGTGTAAAGTATGACCAATCAACTGGAGAAGAAGAATACTTATTAAATAATGTAGCAGCCGAAAAGAAAAGATTACTTCTCAAGGGTAAAGAACTTGCTAGTTTTGAAGGCAGTGCAGGTAATGCACCAGGTGCTTACAGCACTGGTTACCTAAAAAGGTCTTCAGCAGCAGGCTTAATATAAAATAGAATCCTATGTGACCGACCAGCCCACATAGCGTATAAGACTGGTAGCAAGAGCCAGGCTAGTTCCCCGACTAGAATCTGAGGCTTGCGACTACAACGAATAGAAGGGTGGGTTGCTATGAGCAACAACTACTGGGATGAAGACGAAGACGACCTAGATACCGACAACGAAGTGCAGATGGATGGAAGTGACTTACTTAAAAAGTTACGGAAAGCCAAGCGCAACGATGAGAAGCGTATCAAGGAACTCACTGAGCAACTTGAGGGATTATCCAAGGCGCAGCGTGAGCGTGTAGTCAAAGAGGTCCTAGAACAGAAGGGTGTCAATCCAAAGGCACAACGATTAATCCTAAAAGACTTGGATGATATTAGCGAAGAGTCAGTCAATAACTGGCTTGAAGATAATGGAGACTTGTTTGGATTAACTAAGCCAGAGGTAAACGAAGAACAAGAACTAAATCGAGCAGCCTTACGGCAGCAAGATGTGGTTACTCAACTTGGTTCGACCCCTGACCGAGCAGAAGATTTATTGAGTCGAATTAATAATGCGGCATCCGCAGAAGAACTCAATTCAATTATTTTCTCTCAACAATAATTTACATAGTAATTTCACAACTCACCTAGGAGGTGAACAACAATGGCTAATGCATATACATCCTCTACTGGCAATCTCGCTGGTACCGCTGGTGGTGCAGGTCTCGTCCAAAAGGCGTATGACCGTCTACTAGACTTTGCGTTGCGTTCAGAACCCCTAATTCGTTCAGTCGCTGACAAGCGTCCAACTAAATTAGCAAACCC